TTGAATACAAAGTGGTATGGGTCTTTGGATGAGTACACGGTGAAGCCTTATGAAAAATCAGTTCTTGACTACTTTATGAACTTTAGGAGAGCACAAACCGACGTTTTATTTGTGCCACTTGATTACAATACATTCAATCTTGGGAAGTCTGCAATTGCGCCAATGGAGGCGGTTTGGGCTGGTGTTTATCCAATATGCTGTGCTGACTTTCCAGAATTTGCGGATTTTTTCCCTAAAACAGAAAACGAAATTCTGGCATTCATTGACGGGTTTTCAACGGGGGACAAAAGCGTACTTGATTTGTGTGGAAAGCAATACCTACACATGGCCGAAGTCGTGAAAGAAAAGTACTTGGTATCGGGACTTGAACAAAAGCGTTTTCAATTACTCGAAAAAATGATGAACGGATGAGCTATGACGGCAACAAAGCAGATTGGTTCCCAAAGCAGGAAATCGAAATCGAAAGAAAGTGGCTGCTCAAGGAATTGCCAAAGGTTGAGTTTGACCAGGTGATTCAGATAGAGCAGTACTACAAAGATTGGTTGAGATACCGCAGACAGCACGACGGCATTGGAGAATTTTTCTTTTGCATCAAAAAGGAACGCCTTGGACATGGCGTAAACCGCGAAACCTGGCAGGACTGCACCAAAGAAGATTATTTCTTCAACTACCCACAAGGCGAAAAGCCCATCAAGAAAACGAGGTACGTATTGGAGTACAAAGGCCACAATCTGGAAATTGATACTTTTGAGGACGGGTTGGTAATGATGGAAATTGAGGTGAAGAGCTTGAGCGAACCAATCCAGATACCGCAGATCATCCACGCGCAAATTGAGAAAGAGGTTACAGGCGATCCAGATTACAGCAATTACCAGCTTTACCGGAAAGCGAACCAACTTGAACCCGTGAAAAGCAAGATGCCTACAAAGCAAGTGATTCGACAACTTAAACGCGATTACTTTGTGCATCGCAATAAAAACAAGTGAGACATGGATTTAATCGCAGCATACCATACCAAAGACCGCAAATTGTATGATGAAACAGTGGAAGAAATAACCGAAGGGCTTGAGGTTTTTATCCAAACTTATGATTTTCACCACCAAGATAAATTGGTAATAAAAATAAGGATGCCTTTTGAGTGCACCACTGAGGAACTCAACAAAGAACAGGCTGAAAAACTTATTGAAACACTTCAAAAAATGGTACAACAGCTATGATCGACTACAATACCAACGACTACCACAAATATTTTTTCGATGCCCAGGTAAATGGCGGCTACACCACAACCCACTACCAAGGACTTATAGCTTTGCACCAACGCGGCGCACAATGGCTATTTGACCAAGGAGTGCGCACAGCCTTTGAGATCGGCTCAGGTCTTGGATTCTTCCTAAAGGCAGCAGCCAGGGTAGGGATCAACGCCAAAGGCTACGACATAAACCCATACGAAAGAGAGTTCGCAATTTCCAAAGGTGTTGATCCAGCGGAATACATTTTAGGCGTTCCTGATCAATTCGGGATTGATGGAGAGTACGACGCTTTTTACTGCGTAGAAGTATTTGAGCACATCAAGGATGAAACGCTTATTCCCTTGGTAGAGCAAATAGCGGAAAAGGGGAAGTTTTTCTTTTTCACCTCAACGCCAAACTACACCACACCCCAAGCAGATGCAGAGTGGGGACACATCAATATCAAGCCGGTGAACGAGTGGATCAAGTTTTTTGAACAACACGGTCTAAAATTCCATTCCCTAAACAAAACCGTTTGTGAGTGGGGAATTGTGATGACCGGAAAAAGATATGAGTTATGATTGCGGTTTTGATGATGTACCGGAACGAGGAAGATATTATTGGAAAGTGTATTGAGCATTGGGCGGGGCTTGGGGTTCATGCTTTTTACCTTTGCGACAATTTCAGTACAGATAATTCCCATGAAATAGCCGTCTCATCGCTTGTTAAATGCCATAAGCAAGCGCATCATTACGAGGTTGGCAGACAGGATTTTCCACAGAGAGATGTGATAAATGGATTAAAGAAAGCCGCTATTGCGCATGGTCAACAATGGCTTTTCCCGATTGATGCAGATGAGTTTTTGAATCTAAACGATGAGTTTGAAGATATTGAACATTGGTTGTTGGATCATCCATACAGCAATAAGGGGTATATTTATGGACAATATCGGTACAAAAACATTATGCCAAATGGCGTTTCTTGGTGGGAGCCTGAACACAAAAAAATATTTGGGAGATTTCATCCAGATTGGAATATCAGTATTGGGAACCACGAAATTGAAGGCGTTGCACCAACTTTGCATGACGGTGGCGCATACCTAAACCACTATCAATACCGCAGTTACGAACAATTCAAACGTAAAAAGCTCACATTCTTCAAAGCGTTTGAAAAGGCTGGATACTTGGATCACAAATTTGTAAAAGAGTACCGATTGTACCAAAAGCATGGGGAAGCGTACCTGGAACAGATGTGGGATTATTTGTTGAGAGGGGTAACTGAGTTTGAATTTAAAGCACACGCACAATGATCAAACTAAGCACGATCAAACCAAATCCAAACAATCCGCGCATTATCCGCAACGAGAAGTTTGAAAAGCTAAAGCGAAGCATTGAAGAGTTCCCAGAGATGATGGAGCTACGGCCAATTGTCGTAGACGAGACAAATACAATCATTGGGGGGAATATGCGCTTTCGGGCTTTACAGGAACTGGGTAAAAAGGAAGTGCCAAACAACTGGATCAAAAAAGCGTCGGAGCTTACCGAGAATCAGAAAAAAAGGTTTGTGATTACGGATAATGCCAGTTTTGGGGAATGGGAGTGGGAGGCCATTAAATCAGATTGGGACTTGGGTTTTGTTGCTGATTGGGGTGTTGATATTCCAGAGTTTGAGGCTGAAAAAGTAGAGGCCAAGGAAGATGATTATGAGATACCCGACGAAATCAAAACCGATATTGTTTTGGGTGATCTATTTGAGATTGGGGAGCATCGGTTGTTGTGTGGGGATAGCACTGACAGTGATAGTGTGGCAAAGTTGATGAATGGGGAAAAAGCTGATATGGTTATGACCGACCCACCTTATAATGTAGCATATAAAGGTGGAACTGGGCTAACAATAATGAATGACGAAATGGATAACGACTCGTTTTATACTTTTCTATTACTGTTTTATAAAGCCTTTGCTGATGTGACAAAAGATGGAGGTGCTTGGTATGTTTGGCACGCAGATTCCGAAGGTGTTAATTTTAGAAAGGCATTTCAAGAAAGTGGTTTGTTAATGAAGCAGTGTTTAATATGGGTAAAAAACGCTTTAGTAATGGGGAGGCAAGACTATCATTGGAAACACGAGCCATGCTTGTATGGATGGAAAGCAGGGGCTGCGCATTATTTCACAAACGACAGAACAAAGACAACTGTTATCCATCACGATAAACCATTAAAAAACGGGGAGCATCCAACAATGAAGCCAATTTTATTATTAGCTCCTTTAATAGAAAATAGCAGTAAACCAAAATGGATAGTTGGTGACCCTTTTTTAGGCAGTGGTTCAACAATGGTAGCCGCCCACCAACTCAACCGCAAATGTTACGGTATGGAACTTGACCCAAAATACTGCCAAGTAATCATCGACCGCATGTTAAAGCTTGACCCATCGCTAAAAGTCTTAAAAAATGGCAAACCATACATTAACACAAGCCGATAGGGACAAAGGAAACGCCACACGCAAGGCCAGAACTGCAACACAAAAAAAGCAGATGCTGGACGCGCTTAAAACGACGTTTGGCCTGGTCAAGCCAGCAGCCGAAAAAGTGGGCATTGAACGTAGTACACATTGGCGATGGGTCAATCACGACCAGGAATACGCTGCAAAGGTTTTGGAGATACAGGAAAATAACCTGGACTTTGTTGAGATGAATATGTACAAACAGATAGCAGAGGGTAACCACACGCTTATCATGTACGTGCTAAACAACAAAGGAGCATCCAGGGGTTACGGGAAACGACTACTTGAAATGGGCGTTGGAACAACTCAAGAACTAGCAGACATTCCAAAAATAGTATGGGTGAAATCCGAGTAAATGAAAAGTTTGCCCCCCTCTTTGAAGCTCCAAAAACTCGCTACGTTCTACTATCTGGTGGCCGTGGTGCTGCTAAGTCTTTTGCTATTACCCTTCTTTGCTCTCGAATCATGGCAGAGCACCATAACCAACGGATATTGTACACCCGCTACACAATGGCAGCGGCTAATGATTCGGTAGTCCTAGAATTTGCGGAAAAGATCGACATTCAAAACCTTCACCCCTACTTTACCCAAAAGAAAAACGACGTTTATTGCGGATCCACTGGATCAGCTGTATCGTTCAGGGGCTTGAAATCCGGTTCCAAATCCCAGACCGCAAAGCTCAAGTCAATTAAGGCCAATATTTTTGTGCTGGATGAAGCCGAGGAATTGACCGACGAAGAGGAATTTGACAAGATCGACCTTTCGATTAGGGACAAGAATAAAACAAACCTGATTATCTTGATTATGAACCCAACGAACAAAAACCACTGGGTTTATAAGCGTTGGATTCAAGACACTCGCAGGACTGAAATTATTGACGGGGTGCCTGTCAGCATATCTACACACCCCGACGTGACGCACATACACGTCACTTACCTGGACAACAAAGAGAACCTTTCAGAGTCATATCTACGTCGTATCTACGACCTCAAGGCCAACAATCCAAAGAAGTACGCCCACTACATCATCGGGCAATGGATCGAAAAAGCAGAGGGTGTAATTTACGAGGATTGGACTGAGGGTGATTTTGATGAAAAGTTGCCGTATATTTACGCTATGGACTTTGGGTACTTCCCTGATCCGCTTGCACTTGTGAAGATCGCAGTTGACAGAAAGCGGAAAAAGATTTACCTCAAAGAACTGATTTACGAAACGGAGCTTTCAAACGAGGGTCTTCTTAGGATGATGACGGAGGCAATACCGGATAAAAGCAAGCCCATTGTATCAGACACCAACGAAAAGCGAACAGTGATGTTTTTGCGCTCCAAGGGATTTAGGGTGATTGAGGCAAAGAAGGGGCCAAACTCCATTATCCAGGGCATCAAAGACATGAAGGATTACGAAATCATTGTCACGTCAGATAGCCCCAATATCAAGAACGAGCTCGACAACTATGTATGGGCTGATAAGAAAAGCGATACCCCAATAGATCAATACAACCACAGCTTGGACGCTGGGCGGTATGGGTTCACCTGGATTGTGAAGCACGTACCAAGGCCGGGCGAAATGAAAACAGGCAAAGGATAAATCAAACATAATGGCAAAAGTCAAAACCGAAATTGAGCAAACAGGCGAA